TGATATCAGTTTGTGCCATCGCAGCTTCGTGAGCGTGCTTTTCTGCCATAGTAGCAATGTCATGTGCCAGACGAGCCTTCTGATCTTTGTCCTCAATGAATTTATCGAGGAGGCCAGTGACTGGACCAATAAGTGCTTGAAGCATGATTTAACCCTTTCCTTCATGATTCATCCAAACGGCAAATGCACCTGTCATAGCCCCTGTGACAACAGAAACAAGCCCAGCTTGGGCATTGCTAGGCTCTGGCAAAGACATAAACCACTCAACAACTCGCCAACTCATGAGTGTCATAATTAGCATCATGAATCTAGGCAGTATTTTCCACTTCAAAAAAGTTTCGACTGTCATGTTAAATGCTCCTTGTTAACAAACTCACAAGAAGCAAAATTGTGGCACCTGCAGTCCCGATCATAATACGCTCAATGCGTTTGATACGGAGGATTGTTTCTTTCCAACGCTCCGCACAAACAGCTTCGTGTGTATCAATTTGCGACTGAACGCTCTGGACTGTCGGCTTCGCCATCCACTTCCTCCACAGTTTTAATCAGTGCTGTGGTAAAAGCGTCTTGTGCCACTTGCACTTGGTCAAGTTGAAAACGGAGGGAGCCAGCCTTGGACTGCAGATCACGAATCTGGTTAATCAGATACATCTGCTGGCTGTCCATAGCGGACTCTTCATATTCCTTGCCATTAATCGTGATTACATTTGTTTTTTCAGTCATTATGCACTCCAAGATGCGGGTGTTTTGTCCACAATAGGCGGGTTAGCTAGTGCTTCAATCTGGGTGTCCAGATTTGCCTGTAGTTCAGCTTCTGTTTGACCCAGTGAAGCAAGCACCTTTGCCTTACACCAGTCTTTTGTAACACTGTTAAATGCTACAAAGTTATCTGGGTCAACTTCGCCAGCACCTGCTGTGCCATATGTTGATGTTGACAGGTAATTGCCTTCAGCGTCTTGTTCACTATCACTGACAGCAGTGATGCGCCAGTGAATTGTCTTTACTACGTCTGACAATTCACCTTCTGTTGGTGCAGTTTCTAATGTTGGGAAATCCCATGTGTATGTGTTAGCCATAATTTACTCCTTAATTAGCTTCCAATGCGGTTATACGAGCCTCAAGTTCTTGTATGGTCTTAACTAGCAACGGCACTAGCTTACTCTGGTCTATCTTCTGATAATCTGGCACAGAACGTGTACCCATAACCGCTGGTGTAACCTCGTTGCCATCATCATCAAGAACCGCTGGCGTGACCACATATTGTTCATCACGCATAGCGTCTTTTGTGCCTGTGATTGCCTCTGGCACAAGTGGGTTGCCGTCAGAATCGTGCGACACCTCGTGGGCAAGGAACCCATCAACAATATCGCTATGATGTTCTTCGCCAGTTTCTTCAAACGGCTTGAAGTTAAATCGTACAGGATTAAGTCGTTTAAGGCGTTCAGTTGCGTCAGTAATGTCAGTAACGTTTTCCTTAAGGCGATAGTCTGAACTAACAGTAAACGCAGCAGCGTTGATGTTAATATAACCAGTGTCAGAGTTGTTTCTTGCTTCAAGAACATTACTACTTCGTGGATGTTTCCAAATCACCGCAGTTGCGCCACCAGCGTGGAAACTCTGAAGGACGTTTCCGGCACTACTGAATACTTCCAATTGTGCGCTCGTGTAAGAGGTTGGGTTGTCTGACGATACACGAATCCTGTTTGTAGAATAACCAGACGGACCAATTCCCACTTGACCAGTGGTGCCTACAGCTATAGCCTCAAGACCAGTACCTACATAAAGACCAAGCGAAGTTCCAGAACCACCACCGCCAGTGCCTCCAATTCTGGCTTTACCGACAGCAAAGTCCATAAAGGTACGCTGACCACCAGCCGAAAAATTACCATCAGAACCCGTCACGCTGATTGAGCCAGACCCTCCAGCAACAGTTAATTTACTTTGCGCTATTGGCGAACTCGTCCCAATGCCCACACTGCCACTGCTGTCGACAACAAACTTTTCGCCAGAGGCAATATCTACCTCATTGGTTAAAACAAAACTGCCAGTAGATTGCTGGCTGCCAATTGTCCAACTCCTAGTGCCAGCATCGTGAAACCAAATATAGCCATCTTGCTCATCGTTATACAGTTCAATGTTGCCTGAAACTGTTAACTTTTCATTTGGCGAACTAACACCAATGGCCACATCACCACCAGAGGAGATGCGCATACGTTCTGTGCCAGCAGTTTGGAAATACAACGGGAATGACCCTTCTGACCCTAGATATGCAATTTCTCCGCCACCGCCTAACAGCCCAAAAGTAAACCTTGCAGCAGAAGTAGAGTTTCCAAGAGAAATTCTTGAAGCAAGTGCTGATGTTGAAATATCTGAGTTAACATACAAATTAGCCGCAGTGCCAGATGTTTCTACTTGAAGTTTACCACTAGGCGAACTCGTCCCAATACCAACATTGCCACTAGTGTCGATTACTAAACGGTCGTCATCTGTTCCGGGCGCAGGGTCTATCCCACCGCTTTTGTAAGTAATTCTAAAAGTATTACCACTATCATCAGTACCTATTCTATAAGCGTAGTTTTCTGAGTTTTCAGCAAAAATAATTCCTACGTCAGAATCACCTGCGCTGTTATTTTCTAACAAAATAGTTGGGCTTCTAGCATCTGCGGAATAAAGATGGAGCAAATGTGTAGGACTACTCGTACCAATGCCAACATTACCGCTGTTGTCGATGAGCATACGTTCTGTGCCGTTAATTCCAAACTTTACTTCTGACGCATTGACGAACATCGGCGTGTTTGCCGACTGCGCCAAGTTCACCGCCTCAAGTACAGTGCCGAGATAGGTGGAGTTGTAGCCTTGAACTCGAAGCATATTGGTTGAGCCAACAGCCGCAAACAATGTTGCGTTATCACCGCCGAGCGATACCAATTTGCCATAACTACTAGGCGAAGTCGTTCCAATGCCCACGTTGCCGCTGCTGTCGATGCGCATACGTTCTGTAGCTGCACCATCAATTCCCGCACCAGTATTAATTTGTTCAATTTTCAGAGCAGTGCCGCCAGCGCCAGTGCCATACCTGATACTTGGTGTGATTGCAGTTCCCCCAGAGTACATTCTAATTCCCGGAGTAAATGCAGTGCCTTCAATATTAAGGATTGGATTAATGCCGCCAACAGTTTTTAGATGAAGTGGGACGGTAGGCGAACTCGTCCCAATGCCCACACGATTGTTCGCACTGTCGACATGTAAGGTGTTGGTGTCTACTGTCAGATCGTTGGCGATCGTTACATTTTGACTGTTGTCGATTGTGATGACTGCGCTGCCGCCAGTTTTGAAAGTGATCGAGTCATCGTCAGAGTCTGAGTTTGTGCCACCTTGAATCTCAATATAACTTTGAGTTGTGCCACCTCTTTTCAGGCTGATTGTGAGTTTGCCAGCCTCGCCTGTTGTTTCGTTTGTTTCTGGTGCTGTTACAGCGATGTTAGCATATTCAACATCTGCTACAGAAACACCCCCAGCACCATCATCGGTGTTAGCGTGGAAAACAATTTTTGAAATCGCATCACCATCTGCTGGGCTAGCAGAGTTCCGATACATCTTCATGTCTGGCCCAGAAGCAGACCCAGCATTGGTTGATTCTGCTGTGATGAAGTTTCCTGTTCCTGTGCCTTCTATGAAAATAGAATCGGTGAAGTAACCATCGTCAATAGCATTGACAGCTCCTGTTGAGGCATCAACATAAACAATTGCTGCTCTGCCATTTGGGATTGTTACTCCTGATCCACCTGAAGTTTTGAATGTCAGGTCATAACCACCACTAGTTCCATTCTTGAAGATATAAACTTTGTCAACATCAGGAACAATGACTTCCCTCGCAGCTGTAAGAGTGCCAGTCATAAGCACAACAGCATTACGAGCCTCATCAGTCGAGCCATTATTGGTGGTCAGGGTGTAACTTGCTGAGTTATCATGCGTTACAGAAGCAACTCCTGTAACAGCTTGCTCAAGAAGCGTTCCCAGATTTGTGTTGGTTATTGTTCCCCACGTGCCTGACTTTTCGCCATCAGCCATGAGTTCCAGTCGGAGATTGGTTGAATAAGTGCTAGGCATGGGTCAATATCCTCAATCAATTCGTAAGATAGCTGTTGCTCCAGCTGCAGGGAAAACGATGCGGAATGTTCCTGATGATACTGTAAAGTCACCACCGAAATCCAAAACAGCCACAGAGTTGTCTCCTGCTGTCGTGTCATTATAAATCAAAGCACCACGAGCAGTGAATGATGCAGATGTCCACTCAGGATCATCAAAATCAACATAAGCAGTCGTGCCACTCGTGCCGATTGTTGCGCCTGTGAGAGTCTCGCCACCAGCCGTGTAACCAGTGCCTGTTACTTCGTTGCTTGTGGTGTATGCGGTTGTGGTTGCATCCAAAGATGCAGAAGAAGTGTAAAGTGCTATCTTGATAGTATCAGTATCAAGATCCTGTTCTTTTTGGAACAGATCCTCTTTGAAAGAGGTGCACATAGCTTGGGTAATAGCCATTGTTAGATGCCTCCGTTATATTCTGCTGTGTAGTTCCGTGCCATTTCTTGCTGGAACAGTTGCACAGCCTCATCAAACTGTCCCTTGTATAAGTTTAGCGTTTCTGGTGCTTTAAGAAAAGCAGAAGTTTCATAAAGTGCAGCAGAAAGTAACACTGCCTCCGCATGATCACCTATCCAACTGTTTGCATTCCCTGAAGAAAGCCCAGTTTCAGGCGCTATAAAATCAACATTAGTTATTATAATAGAATTTGGCGTTGGAGCAAGCGTCACAGTGATTCCACTTGTGCTAGCAGATTTTGTGCTATAATATTTTGGAGTTCCTGTTGCTGTGGCATCAGGCCAATAATCACGCAAATAAGAATCAATTCTGTGATCAAGGTAAGAAATCCCAGAAGCAGAAAGGATATCAATCTGCCTGATCATTCTCGCATTTGGTATTGTATAATCAGCTTGACCATCAACTATTGCTAAAGGGGAGCTCTGCCTGTAACAAGGCAAACTTGGCAATCTTTGAAAGATCATCTCCTCAGCCTGAGCAATAATTTGATCAATGGAGTTTGACAACTCTGTTGAATCATCTTCCATAAAGTTTTGTATGTTAGCGACTAGCTGTGTATAGTTCATTATTCACTCCATGGTCCAGAGCCCCAAGCACCTTCACCCCAAGCCAGTTGAGTGACCTCAACTGTTGCGATGCCTGTGGTGCCAGTTCCTGCGACGCCTGTTTCAATGACTTCAGATACGGACACCTCATTACCGACATTACCTGTAGAACCTATACCTGAAATTCCTGTTACAATCAATAATATGTTTCCATTACCAGAAACACCGAAGCCTTCAACAGAGCCAGTTCCTGCTACGCCTGTTTCAACTATCTCTGATTCTATTGTTTCTGCACCAATTGCACCAGTGCCATTTACGCCAGTTACGTTAGCATCTACTGTAATAAATAAACTTATAGTTCCAATTGCACCTGTTCCTGCAACTCCAGAAAGAAACGCATCTGTTTCAAATACAGAAGTGCCTGTGCTATTTATTATTGATGTTGATCCATCTGCACCATCAAAATGTAATAATGCAACTGTATTTCCATCAGGATTATAAGGTGTTGATGGTGCTGTGAAAGATGTGCCTGAATACCTGTCAATGTCTGAAATTCTGAGTTCGTCTATGTATCCTGCCCAATTATTAGAGCCATTGAAATCAGAGCCAATATGTATGTCTGCGGCAGTTGCTGTCACACCAAATGTTGTAAAGCCTTCTTTTGTTCCATTTACATAAACTGAAAAAGTATTGCCAAATGGGTCGCCTCTTGCGATAGCTATATGAACCCATGTGTCAGCATAAAATACATTATTTATATTAAATAGCGTTCCATTTCCTCTTAAGACTAATAAATTGTCACCAGCTTGGCGAAGAGCTATCGCATTATTTGATGTTGAGTCTCTGCTATCGTAGAATATGTCATCTTGTGTTCCGCTAGTTGGACGAACCCACATATCTACAGTAAATACATTTGAGCCAAAATTATATGTCTGGTCAGAAACTACACTATCATTAACGCCATCAAGCAACAGGCTGGCAGTTCCAAATTTTTGTTGTGCTGTGGAAAGTTGAGCACCATTTTGTGCTGTAAATGTTATTCCACCTTGTTCGTTGAAAGCACCAGTGCCTATTGCACTTGTAGGCTCTGCCCCAGTGTCAAATGTTTCTGTGCCAGTAGCACCTGTGCCTGCTACACCTGTAACAACGACATCTTCATTGTCTGAGACTATGACTGTGCCTAAATTGCCTGTGGCGGATACACCTGTAACATTAAAAATGTAATCATACCGAACATAATCTATAAAGCCTGTTGTTCCTTTTCCTGGAACACCAACTGGTGGCCTTTGTCGTGGGTCTAAGAATGGATCGTAATTATAACCTAGAAAAATCTCTGAATCTTCTTGCTTATTGTTTCCAGGTCTTGGGTTAAGCAGTGCTGTGGCATCAATGACATTCTTTGCTGGCGTCAGCTGAGGGTGCTTTGGATCCCACTCTTCTGGCTCAACATAATATCCCTGCCAAGTCCTTTTGAGAGACTTGTAAGGAACTTTGAAGCCTGAGATGTCGCTCGTGGCTACAGATTTTGTGCCTTTTGCATACCTCATTTAAGTCACCACATTTACGAACCCGACTGAGCCTTTGCCATGTATGCCAACAGGAGGAAGTTGATTCCTGTCTGTTGAGATTGCATAATTGTATCCGACAAAAAAGAAAACAGGCTCTTGATCATCATCTGGCCTAGCGTTCCTTAATGCAGTCGCATCAAAAACATTTTTGCGTGGAGTCAGCTGAGGTTGCTTTGGGTCATATTCTTCTGGCTCAACTTTTAAGCCATCCCAAGTTGTGACAAGATCTTTGTAGTCAACTTCAAACCCTGTGATGTCGCTTATTGCTACAGACCTTATGCCTCTTGCTCTTCTGACTCTTCCCATTAACTCAAATTCAATCCTGTTGGGCGAACTCTCAATGTCACCCCATCATTGTCTGTTGATGCCGCAAATTCAAAGGCTCTTTCATAAACTTGATTTAACAGATTAAATTTGTCAGGCTGATATTTCAATGCCAACTTGCTAGCCAACCCTGCACAAATGCAATCGCTCCATCTGTATGGTATGTCTGCATCTTGATTTGATGCGCTTATGTCTTCAAGTTGATTGATTGACCAATAAACAAGACTGTAACTATTTGTGTCTGGCACTTGCCAAAGATACATGACAGGTGTGTATTGTTTATCAAGCATGTATTGGCTTGGCTTGCCTGTGTCAGACTTGTTCGGCAGTTGATTGTATTCTGATATGCTTATACGCTGAACTATTGTGTCTGTTGATGTGCCGCCTGTTGTTTCTCTAATTACAACATCAATGAGATCAATTGTCCCAGCAGGCAAGGTGTAAGTGCTTGTTCCTTGGGTCAGAGGCAAAGTGTTGTTTTGAACTGCCCAGTAGTTTATTCCTCTGTTTGCAAATTCACTAAATAAAAGATTTAGGCTTCTGCGAGCAGCAAGAGCCTGATAGCCTGTCATGTTCTGAGCATCCATACCGACTCGCTCAAAAGACTCGGCAATTATTTCTTCAACATCTGGCCTGAATGCGACTGTTCCTGAAGTAGCCATTATGTCACTCCATCATTTTTAATATAAGTTATGTCGAGAGTCGCAGAGGCTGTTATTGTGCCACCAACGGAATCTGCTTCTGCACGCACTTCAATATCTGTTTTTTCGGGAAAAGAAAGAGGATTCCAATAGGGAATGTTGGTTGAGTTGTTAGCCAAAGTTACTCTGTCTTTGACATTAAAAACACCGCCATCTGGACGTGCAACCAAGGTAAAAATAGCAAACTTTCCCGCCGAA